GATAATTTTTTAAATTCAAAGTGACTACTGCATTTCCTGTTTGTTGTAAAAAGTCGGGAATAATTCTTCTGATCTTCATAATATATTCTCCTTCTCCCTGTAACGTGGTGCCTTCCTGAGTCCGTGTAATATCAAAATCTCCACTTTCTATATTAGCCGAGATGCCGCTTGTAGTTCCTGCTTTGACTTGATTTTGTCCTTTTTCATGTTCATAATAAGTTGTTACACCGTCAGTATTGCCAACCGTCGAATCGCTCGACGCATCAGAATCATAGTAAGTTGCATGAGGTTTTCCGAATATGGCTGAATCCGCCCAGGCGGTTCTGTCAAGGGAACTTGTCGTCCATACTGGTCTTTCTGCAGTGGAATCCATATAATTATAAGTTACAGATCGATCAATAGAACTTGCAGAACTTGATGGATAAAACCAAGTGACTTCTCCAAAAAGATTGTTTAATCCTGCATTAATATGTTGTTTAGGAACAGTATTCAAATCATCATAAACATAGTCTTCAACCAGGCACGCTAGAGATTCCAGTCGGCCCGTGTATCTAAAGAAACCATTTTCCGACATCCAGTAGGCTGAACCATCGACTTCTACTGCCGCGTTCTTACCAATCAATCCACAACCCGTTCCAACTTGCTGGAAGGAAAAAGTAAAGGGTGGACCTACAAATCGCATAATAAACATTGCCGTATCAGTCCAAATGTAAATGGCGTCACGTCCCCTGATCGCGCCCACGATCCGTGTTCCGTCGGCAATTCTCTGTGTGCCTGCGGTATTGGTTGCAGTCGGCGTATAAGTCGTAATGGCTTCCTGAGAAGACCACCGGATATACATATCATCCTGTGTTGATGTAGTACCAATTGTGGTTTCCGTACCAAAAAATACTAAGTGTCGATCCGGTGTTGATACTAAAGAAAGTCTTGATGCAGTTGGTGCACTAGTAACAAGTGTTGCTCGTGTTGCTGTCGGACTCGCTGCATCTGAATTCCATTCAAAGGTTGCACTATCCGTAATTGTTGCAATTAATTTATTACCAAAATTGTCTAGATGCCATAAACCAGGTGCTGTGATTATATCACCGCTTGCTGCTTGACCCCAGTGTACGTAATTAGATGCATCTTTTACTGTTGCTCCATTCGAATGGGTTGCGGCTGTTGTATTATAGCTTGCCCTTGTAATTCCTGATATTTCATCTGTACTAGTATCATTACCAGTATATTTCATTAACTCACTATCAATTAAAAGGTCTCCTGAAGATGGAAAAGGATCAGAACTAGCAAGTGTTAAACTGGTATCATCAGCATCAATGGCACCATCCAAAGTACTTTGAACTACACCTGAAACCGTACCACCAAATTGTCCTATGCCCCAACCTGCAGCCGCAGCTTCAAGTGCTGGACCTATAGAATAATAATGTTTAACTCTTACGCCTCCGGATGTACTGGCTCCCGATCCACTTTCATTCGAGCCCATTTCGACAGTGATCGTTGTGTCGGACGGTACTGTGGCAACCATAAAAGTAGTATCGTCAAAATCACTAGAACTAAAATTAGAATTGGTAGCGGAACTAAAGTTATCACAACGGATAATATCATACTGCTTAATGCTATGAGCGCTTGCAAACGTGATCGTGACTGTAGCATCGCTATTGGTTGTTGTAAAAGCACTAGTTAAAGTGTTTGTACTTTTAAGAGGAGTTATATCATAAAAAGTTCCTCCGGAATAAATGTATAAAATTCGATTGGTGCCAAGTGCTGCATATTTAACTCCACTAGCATTAATAAAATGATGTAATGCGGTGTTTCTACCAGTTAAAGTAATATTGCCAAGTTGCGCCCAGCCTCCCATTTTTTCAGGGGTGCCATAACGAAAGCGAACATAATCACCACCGACCCATTGTCCTTCTGCGCCTGTGGGTGTAACTTGTTTGTTGAATCCTGGTAAAATATTGATCTTTTGTAACATAGACTTTCACTATAATATATTTTTATGGTTGAAGAAAGTTAAATGACACAGATACTCTCCATCCCTTTTCGCCCTTTAATTTGCTGTTATTAACATTAACACAGTGATTTAAGTAAGCTGGAAACATAATCATCTTACCTTCTATTGCCTCATAATCAACACTCTTCCATAGTCTCTGAGGAATTTTTTTGATAGGAAGTTGTTTAAGTATTGTCATATTCGCCGCTTGTCTTGGATCCTCTATATGTAAGGCTCCAGAATCTTTAGGTGCTTGAATATAATAAACTCCAGACCAATGACTATCGGGGTGGATATGATCCTTATTAAAACACCCTTGATAATTAATATTAGCCCACATATTTCCTAACATAGTTGGAGCAGTATAACCCTCCTCTCGACAAATACCTGTTTGCATACACAATAATTCTTTAACTAAAGGTTTGTATTCTTGTTTCTTGTGCATATCGACTGTACTATGCCAACCGCCTCGATTAGTTTTTCGTAATCCTTTATCTTTTTTATGCCACTGTTTAATATGCTTTAGAAGATCTTTATTTAATTCCTTAGAGTTATTAACCTTGTGATAATATAAAGGTGTAGGAAACCACAATTCGAGATTCATTTTGATTCTTCGCCAAAAATTTGTAAACTTCTTCGTAAGGGTGCATCAGGAGTAAGCATTGAAATAGTATGCATAGTTTTTTCAACATTAATCACGCATCGGTTATAGACAGGTGAAACTCCTTTAATATCTTCTTTATCTTTATATAAAAAAATTCCTCCATGCTCAATATCCCATTCTTTATTTAGATAAACTGAAGCTCCAAAACTATAAGGATCATCATGCCAGCCAATATAACTATTTGGAGAACATATATAAAACATTGAATACTTTATCTTAAACTTTTTTCTTTTATATTTAATTTTATTAAATCGATCTTGAATCGGAAGAGCAAATTGTTCGGGAAGATCTAAAAAACCTATAGGAGCAGTAAAGCGTTTAACAGCATTTGACCATCGATGACTTATATTCCAATTAGGTTTATTAATTTGCTTAAAAGTATATTCATTAATTTCACGAATTAGACTGGGTTCTAAAAAATTATCATACATTAAAATAGAATTTTTCATTTAAGCGGAGGTCCACCAAACCACATTACTAAAGATTTACGATTACCTTGTGTTACTGAATGAACACGATGACGTAAAAAACTAGCAAAAAAAACAGCATAGCCTCTTTTAAGATTAAGACTTTTGTTAGCTACTTCAAGTGTTCCACCTTTAAAGTCTTTTGGTTCACTAAGCAATAATGTCATGGATATTTTTCTAACATTAGGCATAGTTGACATTTCAATACTGCTATCCATATGCCAATCATAAAATCCACCTTTAGAATATTCAGTATATTGAGCTTGCTCAGTAATTTGCATTCCATCAAAATTAAAGTGATTGATATTTGTATCTAGCAACCATCGTTCAATAATTTGATACATGGGTTTAGCAAGACGAAAGGGTATCCAACTAATTTGTGTAAGTCGTTTCTTTTTATCTACCTTGTTTCTTTTTTTATCCCCAGGTTTCCCAGTAGCCACTTCTGCGTTTATACAAGGTTGGTTTTGACCTATCTTGATAACGTCATCACATTGTTGTGGAGTTAAAACAGGTTTTAATGTTTCAACTAAATAAGATTTCCAGCGAGGCTCAGCTAAAATAGTCATACTCTTTCAATTAATGATTGTGCTGAAAAAAAATGGTCATAGTGAACATCAATATTTACCACCAATGTTCTTCTTTTACCTTTACCTTGAAACGGATAAACAGTATGGCGAATATCATAAGGAAATAGAAAAAAATCGCCCTCTTTAATATCTTTAGGTTCGTAATCTGTTTTAGCAAATTGTCCTGTAGAATTAGATAAAATATTTATTTTACCATTGGCAGGTCTATCATCTCTAATTATTTCTTTTCCATAACTTTTAGGTATATCTAAAAACATAACAGAAGAAAGACCAGTATAAATATCTCCTGAATGTATATGAATAGGATTATATTCTCCCGCTACCATTTCATTAATCCATACCGAATGAAGTTTAAATTTATAGTTTTTAATGTTATTCCATTTTAAATAATGATGAGCTCTTTCTTTGAAAAAAGAAAGGATATTTTCTGAAAGAAAATTATGTCGTTGTTCTAACGCAATTCGTTTGCCACCAGCAAATTTTTTCATTGTTGTATCGTTGGCATTATAAAACAAGGAATGTTCGTTTTTAATTTTACCAGCTAAATACTTGTTCCAAAGTGGAATTTGTTTTTTCTTTCTTAAATTTTTGTACGTTGTTTTTATTTCGTCTAAAATATTTTGAGGAGTAGAATAACGTAAAATAGATTGACCAAAATATATACTCTTAAAATCTAGTTCATCAGGCATTACACACCATATTCTATCCAACCAGTTAAAATATATTTATCATTTGAAAGAGGGGGATTGCCACGATGAGCATGAGTATAATTCGCTGGCCAGATTAAAAGGGTATTACGCTGAGGTTTAAATCGACACTTTTGATAAAGAAATTCTGTTTCTCCGCCATCTTTAACGTCATTGAGATAGACCATAAAAGCCATCAAGCGGTTGCGAGTTTCTGTTTTCCAGTTTTCAAAATGCCATTCATGGAAGCCCTCGCCCAATACTGTTTTTTGTAATTTCATATCATAAATAGTATGACGATCACAAATGGTTAATAAGGAATATTTTTTAATATAAAGAGGATAAATTCTTGAAAAAAATAAATCTATAAAAGGTTTGCTATTATATGTTAATCCTCGCCAAAAATGTGAACCAATCATATTAAGAGTATGGTCAGCCGCCATATGATGAGGTTTCGTTTTTCTTGGTATTACCAACCCTTGTGCTTCGGCATGCTGATATTCTTTAATATAACGATCAATTAATTTCTCATCAATAAAATTACGAAAGATTCCGATATGGTCATCTCTAATTTCAAATTCACTTTTCACTTTTTTATTTGTGGATTTAGTTTATACGTTAATTCTTTTTCTTTTAATATTCTTGAAATAGTTCGTGCCTGTGCCACAACATTAAACACTTCAGGTTGGCTTGAACCAGGAGTTAAAGTTTTTTCTTTATTCTCCATTTGTATAGAATAAGACATTAATTGATGAGTATTAACATTTTTAGTATCAAAAGTTTTATCTCGTGCTATTAATTCTTTTTTAAGTTTTGACCAATGTCCAACTTCTCGCATTCTGTGTTTAGCAACAAGTTCCATCTCAGCTTTATTATAAATCTTTTCGTCAAGTTCTACCTGTTTAAGTTCTTTTTCTAAGGGATCTTTTTCTTTTTCAATATCTCTTTGAATTTTTTTGATCTCAATATCATTTTTACGTGCATCAAAAGAAAGATGCATAAGATTAACAAAATGAGTATTTT